CAGCTTGAATTCCACTTAAAAAAGAGCCGACTAAATGGCTGGAGCGATTTTGTAAAATTTGAAGCTGAGTGGCACAGGCAGCGAAAAGAAGAAGAGAAAGAGAAGATTAATGCTCGTATCAGACGAAATAACAAAATACAAAAAGATGTTACTTTGGCTATTAATATAGGCATTTTCATGATCGTAGCAGTGGGAATTTTGTTCGGAATTGCAGTTTACATGAGGAATTAAACATGAGCATTATTATTGATATGCTTAGAAAACACGAAGGCGTGGAAACGCACGCTTATAAATGTACAGCAGATAAAATCACCATTGGCGTTGGTCGCAATATAGACAAAGGAGGCGGTATCGGATTATCTGATGATGAGATAGACTACCTTTTGGCCAATGACATTAAGAGAGTCAGCTCAGAATTAATTAGGGCGTTCCCTTGGTACTCTGAACTAGATGAAGTTCGCAAAGATGCGCTAACTGATTTGTGCTTTAATGTCGGACTGTCTCGACTGATGGGGTTTAAAAAGGCTTTAGCAGCAATGGCTACTGAAGACTACGAAATTGCTGCAGATGAGTTTTTGGACAGTCGTTGGGCTAAACAAGTCGGATCACGCGCATTTACGATCACCGAAATGATTAGAACTGGCGACTACCTGTAGAATACGTGGCGTCCTATTTGCGCCACTTTGTTTAACTTGCTTGACCAATCTGGTCTAACGTAATCAGCGTGGTAATTCACTGATCCATCGACTAAGTCAGGAAAGCTAGGCTGTAGCACTAACGAGGCCACTTGGTTTGACTCAAGCCATGCGTCTGCATCCGTTATAGTTTCTTTGAGCCCATCGCACATAAAACTAAACTGACATTTGTGCAACTGTTTTGGAAAATGGTTTTCGTAAACTACCTCACAAACAGTGTTGGGGTATCGTTCCGAATAAACTCGATTAAGAACAACCTGTGCCACCGCGACTTGCTCAATAAGTGGCTGTGAACGCGCTTCAAAATACACCGCTTGAGCAAGGCAAAATAGAGTTTCAGCTATCATTTTTTACCACCTTTTTAATTAATTCATGACGTTTTTGTTTAATCAAACCCTTGAGCTGTCGATACTCAATAATGTTTGAACAGGCGTTGCCTGACCTGCCGAAATAATCACCACATTCCTCAAGCGTAAAGCGTAAAGCTCTTAAACACATTAAAGTTTCTAGCTGATCTTCAGACCACGAAAGTCTTTCTCTATCTACTTGGTTTCTTTTAACAGAAGAATTCTTTCCTGCTCCAAAATTAAACGGAATTCGGGGTTTAAATATTAAGCTCATAATTATTTCCTGCAGTCTATGAATTCCACGGAAGCACTAGGAGAAATACCGAGCGATGTGCGATCTTTAAGCGTGATCTCTGTATCATTGAACGCTTTGTTCCCATGACTGTGAATAGACACTGAGTAAGCCTTTAAGCCATTTTCAATGTACATGTCAATCGTCTGCTGGTCTGACTCATAGACACCGACAACATCGTCTGCTGTGGCTCTCATGACATTGTAAAATGACTGCAATTGTTTTTGTTTTAACTTTGCTGGCGGTGAATTATCGCCAGTTTCGCGCATGATCAAAAAGATCGGCTCAATGTCGATACTCTTGAGCCACTGAACAGTGATGGGTGCGTAAAATTCAGGTCTAGAACTCAACACAACAATTTCATAATCATTGTTTTGAAAAAGCCACTCGTTGCCAGCCATGTCAAATCCAGACAGTAGATTATAGTCGTTGTACCGCGCTAGATTGTCAGACTTGGTCCAATCTATATTCTTTATACGCCAACTATCATCAGAAATGATGTTGTCTAAATCAATAATAATGTACATAAATTTTACCCCAAAAGTTTTATTGTAAAAAAAATGACGCAAAAAACGCCAACAAGAGATCCAATAACAGAAAATGACAATGTCATGATTTTATCAAATTTTATTTTATCATCAACAACCTTCATGTTTTTTAAATCGTGCATCCGATACTCCTTTTTTTAATAAGATGTTTTATCATCAATGTAATGATCTTCAATTGCCTCATCATCAAAGGCTACTGAAAATGCTTCTGAAAGCTTAATTACTGCTTGCTCCTTAGCCTCGCCACCTCTGAGTAAGCAGACAATAATGTAATCCTTATCTTCATCCTCCATTGTTTCCAACAAGTCATATATAGTGACTTCGTTATTAAGAACAAATACGCTTCCCGTTGTCTGTAGTTCCCAAAGCATATCACCTCGTATTTCAAGCAACTCTGAATCAGTCAAAACGTATGAGTAATTAGAACTTGGTGTATTGTTTCTTTTAATCATCATAACCACATCCTCAATAATAATTAATAATCGTAAAAAAAACCTTGCTCTGAACATATTTCAGACTCATCAAGTTCATCGTAACCTTTGTGATGACATTTGCTGTGAACAAGCTTAACCTTGAAAGGCAAGGACTCTCTGTCGCCATTAAAGTAATTTTCAATAGCTTTTATTCTATCGCCATCACCTAACATTTCGTACACATCGACCTTACCAAACACGCCATAGCCATCGTACTCTGGATCGTGATATGTTTCGTTAGGTGTAACTAACATACAGTCACTATCTTCAATACGGCTGCTGTGCTTGTTGCTGACTGACTCATTGCACTCAGCGCACTTCCATGAAAAGAATCCCATATTAATTCCCCTTCCATATAGCTAAGGCTTCGTTAAACGGAAGATCATTAATAACAATAGGATTCTTAAACTTTTGAGTAGAAAGAATCTTTTTAATTAAATCATCTTTTGTAAACTGCTTGTACTTCTTAATGCTCCAAGCGTAAAAGTCGCCTTTTTCGCACGTATCGTCTTTGATTAGAATCTTTGCCCTAAGCTTAGATTTCATGTCTTTCTCTTTTAAATGATCTTCAAGAAGCTGATCTACACATCCTTCTAAGTCAAACTTGTAAGTAAAGATTTCATCAGAATCGTGTAGGCAATAGTCAGTCACTATATCTGGCTGAGTTTTAGCCCAAGCTTCAGCTTCTTTTTCAGCATCTCTGTTGAGCCAATGAACACTTGTGCAGCCACCTTGACCAGAATTTTCAGCGTAGCCAGCTTTCTTGCCGTTCCAATAAATAGTGGCTTCAAAACAGTTAGTTTCATGAGAAGCGAATTCGCTGTGCTTTACGTTCTTTAAAGTTATCATTTAAATAGTCCTTACTTTTAGTGAATAAATGTCCATTCTGTTTAGCGCCCTAAATGCTGCGCCTCCGCGAATTGAACTAATGTCATAAGTTGGCATCACATCGCTATGACTAACAACCTCAGAAAGTTCATACTCAAAGCGAGTATTAAATACATTGGTCACATTAGCGATAAACGTAACCTTCTGAACAAACTTCTCAATCTTTCCAAGACCATCAGTCTTTGTCCAAGGCTTGCTCATCGTGATCCTTAATAGATCGTTAACTTCAAGAGTGTCTGCATTGATGTCTTTCATGTGATGCTCCTATGAGGCCGAAGCCTCATATTGTTGTTATTTAAACTGCTTGTAGGTAGCTAGGTCGCTAACTATCTTAGCTTCCTCTTCTGTCATGTTTGTGATGGTACACCACTCATAAGGTATGCAAATACCATCAATCCATACGCCTAAACCAAGACCGCCATTTTTAGTTGGTCTAGTAACCAAATCAATTTCTCCTTCTACTAATGGGCCTTTGAATGTTTCTGCTAAATATTCCCACGTTTCTGCGTTGTCATTACTATAGCCGAACACTGCTAGTTGGGCTTGATTAGGGATTAGCTTGATGGTTACTTGTGCCATGTGATGCTCCGTTCCGTTTCGTTATTTACTTAACTTAGGAGTATTATGACATTATAAGGTAAGCTTGTATACCCTTTGTGCAATTTCTTTTGCACTATCTGCACCCTTACATACAAAAGTCTTATGACCAACGCTCTCCAAGTAAGCCAGCCAGTCCTTCTGCTTCTCGCTGACGCTGCCTCCTTTGGATCGCTTCATCTCTATCCAAGTGTTCCACGCTGGAATAAAAAGATCAGGAACACCTGCAGAAACGCCCTCTGCCTTTAACCTAGCGCCAGCGCTCTGGGATCGAGACTCGCCATTCGGGATGGCAAAAATTCTAACGTCTATATAGGTGCGCCTAAACCACTGAATAAATTCAACCTGCTCTTGGTGCTCGGTAGGTACTTTTAAAACGGAATTATCGGTAGCCACTCCTCGCACTGTTTTAGTTGCTGGGCGAATTCTTCTGGTGGTGCGATTAAATATTCTTGACATATTCCTTCCTCGTCATAACTGTCACAAGTGTGGCAGCATTTAGGCTCTTTCATATCAAGCAGAGCGTTAACCTTGGCATAATAATCCTTAACTAATTTAGGTTGCGGGTGTCGCATAATTTCTCCTTATTATATTAAAATACCTGCCGTTCTTTTCATAATCAATCTCAGATGGTGGGTTTGATGAGTTAAACGCCACTGAGGCTTGATGTAGGCCATTTGCAGCGACTAACTCAGCGTGACACCCGCTTGCCCTAGCAATGTTTTGAATCTCTCCTACCGCCCTCTGACCTGCGTACCCGCTGTGCAATACGCAGAAGTATTCGCTGATCGGCTTATCGCTGAGAGAGGGTCCGAAATAAGTAGCTTTGAGCATGTCATTGCCAGCCCGGCTTGTGTACTCGGACCAATCCCAGCTTGCTACTTGCATTTTGAGCTCTGTGTCTGACCCCATGATGCAATCGTCACGCAGCTGCATAAGCGGCTTGTTATCGCTTTCTGGAAATTCGTGGCCACAGGCTGGGCAGATCATCACAGAGATGTGAACAATCTCATGACAATCGTCACACACTTTCACCGGGGCTTCGCCTGTGCCGCTGCCTGACTTTTGTGGTGGTCGTACTCTAACTATAGGGCCATGAGTATAAATGTTGCCGGCAAAGTCTAATACTATACAATGATCAACATGGCTCTTGGGTCTAAGCCCACGCCCAGCCATCTGCATATAAAGGGCAGGAGACATTGTGGGCCGAAGCATTACGATTAGGTCAATGTCAGGAAAGTCAAAGCCAGTAGTCAACACGTTGGCGTTAGTCAGTGCCCGGATCTCACCAGCCTTGAATTGCCTAATCATTTCGGCACGTTCTCCTGCTGGCGTTTTACCAGTAACACACGCTGCCGTGATGCCCTGATCATTTAAGCCCTGAGCAATGTTCTCGGCATGAGAAATACCTGTGCAAAAGAACAGCCAGTGCCTGCACTCTACTGCCCTGCTCATCACTTCCTGAATCACCTGGTGGTTGGTTTCGTAATTATCCACCGCTGCTTGCAGCTCTGACTCGATGTACTCGCCGCCTCGTTTGTGAACGCCGTCAACATTCAATCTTGTCTCAGTGCTTTTGCTGTGCATGGTAGACAGGTGACCCTTGTGGACCAGCTCTTCAATAGTGACAGGCTCAATGCGATCATCAAATAGGGCACCATCCTCATCGATGTAGCCATGACCAAGTCTAAATGGAGTTGCAGTTAGCCCAATGACTCTAAGATGAGGATTAATATCAAACAGTTTATTGATCAAATCCCGGTAGCCGCCTTCTTCTTTATGAGAGATTAAGTGGCACTCATCGACAATGATTAGGTCAACGTGACCGATTTCATCTGCTCGCTTACGGATGGACTGAATGCCAGCAAAAGTTATTGGCTCTGATAAATTTTTCTGTCTAAGCCCGGCGCTGTAAATTCCCATTGGTGCGCCCGGCCAATGCTCACGCATTTTGCTGGCGTTCTGCTGTATCAATTCCTTTACATGGGTCAACATAAGTACCCTAGTCTCTGGCCACTGGGTCAGCGCATCTTTGCACAGCTCTGCTACGATGTGGCTTTTACCACTGCCCGTTGGCAGAACCAGGCACGGGTTGCCTTGGTTATTTCTTAACCACTCGTACAAAAGATCAATGGATCTTTGCTGATAGTCTCTTAGTTTCATAAGTCTAACCTCGTTTGCTCCCACTCACAGGTAAATCCACAGTCGCTTGGTTGATCGCGTTTAAAATTTCCACGCTTTGGATGAAGTTCATCAAGATAAACTGGACCTTCCTTGTCTTTGTTTATTGCGTGTCCTATATCCCTTTCAAGTTTTGCTAACTTGTCAAAGGCTTCAGGGAAGTCCACACGTATTGCATTAAAATAACCCATTCCTCCTTTAATACAGCCAATACAATTATTATTGGCATAACCTAATCTGTACATCTCAGGTAAAGTAAATCCCATGCGGCTAAACCAACTCATACAATTTGGTTTTGTAATTAAATTATCCACTAATATAAAGTCGGTTATTACTTCGTTGTTTGAGTCTATAAATCTATTTACACGACTCATCTCATCAATCGTATAGCCAAATATCTGAACATCATCAGAACGCTGATAAGCTTTACGCACATTCTTTTTAAGAATCATGGTGCATGGAGCACCAGTTGGGCCTTTAATGAATTTACGCTTGTGAAACACTTTAAATATTGAATAGTCCATAGAGTCATCACCTATAATTTTTACAGATATTCCAGTCTTTTCTACAAACTCATCAAGAAAGCGAATGTTATCTTTAGACTCTTCTTTTACTCTACAGTAAACAGCCTCCATCCTGTCCCCATATTTCTCATGGGCTAGGTAAGTAGCATAAGCACTAGCCGCTCCGCAGCTAAACCAACTGATAACTCTGTTCAATTTAATTCCTCCGATAAAACCATCCAAGCCTTAGCAGCAGTTTGAGGCACTACTCCGTTTCCCAAAAGTCTAATGCGGTCCACCCGGTTGGCACACCCATCAACCACTCGACCCAATCGGGGTTCAGGTGGCCAGAGACTATGTCCGTCCCCACTCCTCCAATCGCTGCGTTGGGTAGCGCATCGAATCTCCTGCTCTTGCCATCCTTGCGTGTCAGTGCATCCTCCTTGTAACCGCCCTTCCAGTCTCTCGTTGTTGGGGTTGGAAGAAGTTCGCCTTTCCTCGCTTTCGCCGACAGAGATTGAGACATCTGAGAATTGCCTCTCATCCGATAATGCTCTGCCTCCGATGCCGTTGGGGTTGGAAAAGACTCCTGATCGAAAACCACTGCTGTCAGATTGTTCTGATGATTGTCTCGCATCTTCTTTGTTGCTTTGTCCGAGTCCTGAACTGTCGGTGTAGGCCAAGTTTGCACTGCCATCGACAGCGGCATTCCTCCTTGAGCGTATTTCTTTGTTCTGGAACTCGCGCTGTCCGTTGTGACTGTCGGCCATAATGTAGACTCGCTTTCTCTGATGAGGAGCGCCAACTTCACGCGCTGAGAATATTCCCCACGCAACTTTGTAACCAAGACTTTCCAAGTCGCTAATGACCTCTCGGAGTCCGAGACTAATGTGTCCTTCGACATTTTCAAAGAAACATCGAACAGGTCTAACTGCCCGGATGATGTCGCAGATGTAAGGCCAGAGGTGTCTGGGGTCTTCTTCTCCAAGTCGCTTTCCTGCGGCACTAAAGGGTTGGCACGGATAACCGCCAGTGAGGATGTCAACTCGGTCTCGAAATGGCTCCACTGGCAAGGTTTTAAGATTCGACCACACAGGTGCGGCATCCAGCTCACCCTTTTCCATCTTGGCAACCAAGTTCGCAATGGCGAAGGCTTCGATCTCCACATGAGCGATGACTCTATGTTCAACTCCGGCAAGGTCAAGTCCTCTTTCGACTCCACCATATCCTGTACATAAGGAGAGGACAGTTGGTAATTTTTGGGTAGTATCCACATTTATTTTTCCTTTTTATTCAACTATTCTGCCGTTAAAGGCAGTTCTTAATTCGTCAGCATCACCGCTCGCACAAAGGCCAGGGTTTGCTATAATTTCTTGACCGCTGTATCCATCTTGGCCATTTAAAACGTCTTTGCCATTAATGACATAGATCGCCTCCCACTGGCTATCAGCCTCTTTGCGCTGATAAGGAACCAGATCCGGGTGAATGGTGTGGCTATCGCAGCCAGTGCGCTGGTATGCCAATGGAATGTTGTCTGAGTTGTGACGTTCACAACG